AATTGCAGAAGTAACTCCATCAAGATATCCAATCTCAATATCTGAAACTCCAGTTACAACTGGTTGTTTGTTACTTAATTGTGTTTGAATAGCAGAAGTTACTCCGCTTAAATAATTAATTTCTGTAGAGGTTGCGGTTATTCCATCAAGAATATTCAATTCTGCAACAGAAAGGGTTGCACCGTCAAGAATGTTTAATTCTGCTGCAGTAGCAGTTAGGCTTCCAAGAACATTTATTTGTGCTGCGGTTGCTGTTACTCCGTCAAGGATATTTAGTTCTGCAGTAGATGAAGTAATTCCATCAAGTACGTTTAATTCTGCAGCTGTTGATGTAACACCGTCAAGAATATTTAGTTCTGCGGTTGAAGATGTTACGCCATCAAGAATATTTAGTTCTGCAGCACTTACGGTTGCTCCGTCAAGAATATTTAACTCTGTAGAGGTTGCAGTAAGAGCAACGGCTTCGTTAATATTTGGAGAAGTTAAAGTTTTATTAGTTAACACTTGAGTTCCATCTTCAAGAACAACTGTTCCTGTGGCATCTGGAAGTGTGATAGTTCTGTCTGCAGTTGGATCTGCTGCTGTTAAGCTTGTCTCAAAATCATTTGGTGTTGTTCCTTCAAATCTAATGTTATTTTGAACATTAATTGTTGTGCTGTCAATGATAGTAGTTGTACCTGATACTGTTAAGTCTCCTGATACTGTTACGTTACCGCTGCCATCTGCAAGAACAACTGTTCCTGTAGCATTTGGAAGTGTGATAGCACGATCAGCTGTTGGCTCTGTTACCTGTAAAGTTGTCTCAAAATCATTTGCTGTAGCGCCTTCAAAAACAACGCCAGTCTTTGTTAAAACATTAAATGTAGCATCGAGTTCTGCAACTCCAGATGCTGCACCCTTTGTTGTAAGAAGAATATAATCATCAAGTGAGCCACCAAGATCTTCAAGGTTTTTAAAATATGAAAGGTCGCTCCAGTGACTAATGCCGTCACCAATTTTGAATTGACCAGTATCGCTCTCGAAGCCAATTTCGCCAGAAGCAAGAATTGGACCATCTCCATCATTTAAAGATATCCACTGAGCTGCAGTTCCTCTGCGCTGTTGCATTCTAGTTGCCATATTTAGTTCTCCTTCTGGGTGCTACCCATTACTTATATTATTATAACATCAATTTAGTTGAAGTTATCTATTGCTATCCCGCCGTCAAAAAGAATGTCCCAGATTGTAGTACTATAAAAACTAGCATCATTAAGTGATGAAGCAATTTCATAATAGAACCCTGCATCCTGAAACATTGTAGTTATTAAGCCATTTCCACCAATAGAGGTGTCGTGGATGTGCTGTGGAAGATTTACAGTATCCATATAATTTGCCAAAACTAACCACTCACTGTCATAAGAGACTGATAAGTGGTAGGTATCTGGATTAAAGTAGAACTGTCCATTTCTTGTTATTGCTGGCGCTGTTGTTGCTATTGTTATCCCAGCAAGACCATCAACATATGCTTTTGTTGTTGCATGTGTACTTTCGGTTGGGGTAGCAACTACTACCGCTCCACCAAAGGAACCTCCATTAGTTACGGATAAACCGTGTTTAACTTTAAAGTCTTTAGTAGTAGTTGCCATTCCCGTCCTCTTTTCTTTTTACTGTATTTTTAAATTATGCTTCAACGTAAGTCTTGTGTAACTTAACTGAAGTGTCTGCTGCGACTGCAGCAACTGTAAGAACAACATTTCCAGCGCTATAGGCTGCAGTAATTGTTCCAAGAGCAGCATTGCTAATTACGTTAGCATACTCTGTAATATATACATTGTTTGCTCCGTCTACTGTTACAAGAATTTCACTTGTTTCAATATCCCCAGATTTTTTCATCTGAACTAAGTATTTAGCGCTTGAATAAGTTGTTGCTGACCATGTGTCAACTGTAGTTGCTGAAGTTCCAGCAGTTCCTGTTGAAGATCCAACAAGAGAATCTGGTAGAGCAAGGCTTGTACCAGATGCTGCACCAAGAGTTGGTGTAACAAAAGTTGGGCTAGTAGTAAACGCTACTGTTCCAGATCCTGCTTCATCAGTTAATGCTGCTGCAAGGTTTGCAGAAGATGGTGTGGCAAGGAATGTGGCTACGCCAGTTCCAAGACCAGAAACATCATTTGCAATTCGTACTGTAAGAGTATTGCTTGCGCCATCAATTGTCTTGTTTGTTAATGTTTGTGTATCAGTTGTACCAACAACATTACCAGCTACACCGTGAACGCCAGTTGTAAGGCCTGAGTGTGTTGAAACATATCCTGATGCTGTAGTGTTTGCATCTGATTCTGCTGTATCAACGTACTGCTTTGTTGCTGCACCAAGGTTTGCTGATGGATCTGCTGAAAGGACAAGAAGTCCAGTCATTGTGTCGCCAGCCTTTGCTACCTTGTTTCCAATTGCTGTTGCAAGTCCTGTTGCACCATCAACATTGTCTCCGAGTGCTGCTGCTAACTCATTAAGAGTATTAAGGGCTTCGGGGGCTGTGTCAACAAGTGCTGCGATTGCTGCATCTGTGTATGCTGTTGTAGCAATTTGAGTATTATTTGTCAGTGGTGCTGCTGTTGGAGCAGTTGGTGTACCAGTTAATGATGGTGAAGCCAAAGGTGCCTTCAGTGCAACATTTGTAATTGTTTCATAAGTTGTAGCAGCTGTTGCAGACGCAAGCTTTGCATCTAAAGCTGTTTGTGTTGCTGTAGATACTGGCTTATTAGCATCGGTTGTGTTATCAACATTTGCAAGACCAACATCTGACTTTGTAATTCCAGTAGGTGTATTAATTACTGGAGAAGTAAGAGTCTTATTTGTAAGAGTTTGTGTATTGGTTGTTCCAACTACCGCACCTGTTGCACCGTGTGCTTCTGTTAGGTTTGCGTGTGTTGTTACATATCCTGAAGCAGTTGACTCTGCAGCAGATTGTGCTGAAGATGCTGCACCATATGCATCATATGTATTTGCTGTTACAGATACTGCACCTGTTGTATCATTATACGAAAGACCAGTTCCAACATTGTTTCCAATGGCATCCTGTGCTCTTTCGGTTGTGAAGTAAAGGTTTGTTGAACCTTCTTCAATTGCATCTGTATTAAGTGCATCTACTGCTGAAGTAATATCTGAAGTAAGGGCTACTGTACCAGTTGCATCTGGAAGTGTAATTGTACGATCCGCTGTTGGATCAGTTACTGCAAGAGTGGTTTCAAAAGCATTTGCTGTTGATCCTTCAAACTCAATGCTTGAGCCGAAAACACCAACTGCTGCTGGGTCTGACCATTGAACTCCATATGTTGCACCTGACGCTGCTGTAAGGACTTGACCATTTGTGCCAACGCCTAAACGAGCTACTGCATCATCTGCACTACCTACAATTAAATCACCCTTAGCATCAACGACGCCTGCTGTGATAATATTCTTGCCGTTAACTGTTGCAGTTGAACCCTCAACGACGAGACCGTGCTTAATTCTAAAATCTTTATTTACTGTTGCCATTTTTATATCTCCTTAGTTATGCCTTAAGTCCCATACGAGAAAATCGTACAGTGACTGGCTTTATCGCAGGGTCTGGAGTGACTGTTAAGGCCACGGTATTTCCAGTGCGAGAAACATTAATGGTGCCAATATTCCCATCATTGTCGATTGTGCCATACTCATTAACAGATACATCTGTACCGTCAATAAGAATATCTAATTTGGTTGCGTAGAACTTGTTGGCTCCCGCAGAAGTTTTTGAAATTGAAACAGCATAGGTAACTGAACGCCATGCTGTTGCATCAAAGCTATCTATAGTTGTAGCATTTTCAATACCATTGATTGTGCTCTCATTATTACCCGCAGTGCCCAGATCTGTTGCCTGTGCTGAAGAGGTATCAATTAAATCTTCATAATTTTCTTGAGTAGGTCTATCTCCTGTTTGAAACAGGGCCTTTACGCTTGCAATTGATATTTTAGCCATGCTGTAATTATAACCCCTATTTATAGTTATTTAATTAGAGAATATAGTTGCTATAGCCAATTACTTGAAGTCCAATTCCTGGTGGATTACCAAACAAAGATTCTATCTGTATAGGAATAAACTTGACTCTAAAGGGAAGTATATCATTGACTACTGTTTGACGATTTTTATCTTCTATTTTTATAACTGAATAATTTATTGAATAAATACTTTTTGTTTTATTATTTAATTCATCAAGTATTAATGCTGTGGCCATTAATCTGTTACATCTTCAAGGATCTTCATTGAGCCCTGAGCTACTGTCCAAACTCGTGAAGGGTCTGATAATTGAATGTCAAAGATGTCTCCTGTTTGAAGATTTTGAGATTGTGCTGCTTCAAGCCAAACTGTAAATTCTCCTAGGCCATCATCTGCATCTGGAGCGGGAGTTAAAATCATAACAGTTGTAGCATCATCTGTAATTATTCCAAGATTAGAAACGCTGTTTGGTCTTTTAATTTTCATTGAGATTGTCCAATCATCAATTACTAATGGAACCTTTGCATCATCAGTAGCATAAACTCTAAATCCAGAAGTATCTCCACGAACTACAGTCCAAAGAACTGTTGGTGGTTTATTTCCAATGTCATACGAGCTAGATGATCCACGAGTAGTTGCCATTTGTTTATTATATCACTATTAGGCTAGTCCAGCCTTTAGTGCCCCCCATGTCCCGTTGCCTTTTGCCTCAACAATAATAATTCCAGATGAGGCTGCGTGAGCTACAATTCCAACTGCACCTGAGCCAGATGTTGGTCGTGTTGCTGTTAATCCGCCTGATTCTGCAACATATAAAACATCTCCATTAGAAAAACCAGAAGTATTAATGTCTTCCATAACTCCAGCAACAACTGCAATACCTTCTGCATTGTTTGCTAAACTAGTTTTTAATAATCCCAAAATAGGAGATGTAGTTGTTGGGATTGCTTTTGACACAGTTGTAACTGTTGTATATCCTGTTGCATATACGGGTGTTCCTGCTGCAAGTGTTGATCCCCCAGTATTTTTGACTTGAATTTGAAATTGAGATAATCCAAGTGGAGGTAAAATAATCTTTAATCTGTCAGCTAATGCTTCAATATCTCCGTGTACATTTACAGGATCTTCTGCAAGCGGGTAAGGTAAATTAAATAAACCATCATCTGTATTTCCAGTAGCCATAGTATATTTATTATACCACCTTCTGAACTGGGGATTTGACTAGGGTAATAAAATTATGTTATACTTGGTAGTAACAACCCTGAAAAGGGTTTTTCGTTTCTAAGGAGGAAACAGATGAATATAACAAAAGATAAACAAAAACTCATCGGAATACTCACGATTATAGTAATGGCAGCACAAGGTTTAAATGTTGCTAATGCTAGTGAACGCAATAACTTAAGTACCGAAATTGTAGTATCCGCAGATTCAGCCTCGCAAGAGGCTTTAAGTGTTTCTAAGGAGAAAAAATTAGAAAAGTTTGAAAACAAGGGTTCTCTAACCGATGGTGAACTCAAGGAACTTTTATACCTCGTTGGCTTTAGAGGCAACGATCTAAAGGAGGCTTGGGCAGTAGCCAAAAAAGAGTCTAATGGGCAACCAATCAGATTTAATGGAGATACTAATACTGGTGACAGTTCTTATGGTATGTTTCAGATTAATATGATTGGGCAACTTGGTCCTGATCGTCGAGATAAGTTTAATCTTGATGCTAATTCAGATCTTCTAAATCCCGTCATAAATGCACAGATAGCATTTCATATGTCGGATGGAGGAAAAGATTGGTCAGCCTGGAAAGGTATAACTAAAAGAACAAGAGAGTGGATGAGTCGCTTTCCTGATTAATATTTAAAAGTAAAGAACCCCTACCGTAAAAAGTAGGGGTTTTTTATTTGTTTTAACTAACATTCACCACCATCGAAGCAACCTGGTTCGGAGCAGCCGCTGCCACAACAGAATGTAGTACAGAATAATCCAGCACAACAATTTCCACAAGGTCCTCCAAACGAAGTACATCCTGCTGATTGACTAAAGAACGGTGGGAAGAACGGTGGGAAGAATGGAGGGAAGAACGGTGGGAAGAACGGTGGGAAGAACGGTGAAGCGCCACAAGATTGTGCTGGATATGACGACTGACTTGTTAAAACGTTAGTCAGAACACCTATTGGGCATGCGCTATCTAAAGCATCTAAAGCTGCTGATTCTGAAGTATTACTGCTGGCTTGGACTAGTCCAGAATTGCTACAGCATCCTGAAGCATACCAAGTTGTATTACTAAAGAAAGGTGGGAAGAACGGTGGGAAGAACGGTGGGAAGAA